ATCTACTTCAGGTGATTGTTCAACTTTTTTATATTTAACTTTATCATCTGGTGTTAGTGAATCGTATGTTGGTTCTTTATCTGGTGTTCCTTTAACAGCATCACCTTCACTAAGCATTCCTTTAGTTTTTAAAATTTTAACTGAATCATCAAATGAATTATGATTGGTTACAAAATTAGGAAACATCATTCTTGCGTTACGCAAAAATTGAGCTTGGCTCATTTTACCTTCTAATAGGTCCTGGTATTGTCCGCTTATATTTTTCATTATTCCTCTTCTTCTTGGTTTTCTTTTATTCCTGTTAATTTTTCTAACATAGTAGTTAAAGTATCCTTCATTTCGTCTGTTGGGAATACAACAGCAAATGATTTTGGATTATCTTTGTAGAATTTTTCTGTTTCTTTTTTAGCTTTAGGTAGAGCTTGTTTTAATTTAGTTACAAGTTCAATAAGTTCTCCAAAAGATTCAATACGAGATTTTTGTAGTTCTTCTCTTTCTTTAGCTTTTTTAGGATCTTCCTCTTTTTCTTCAGCTAATGATGATAAAATATCTTCTAATTGTAAAGATTCATTTTCAGTTCTTAACAATCTATCATATGTTTCTTTCATTTCACGATATCCCTTCATTAAATCAGCGATATCAGTTTTATGAGCACCTTCGGTACCATTACCTTTTTTGGCTTCAGCTACACGATATTTTATTTCTTCACCTAAAGTATCTAATTTTCCTTTAAGTTGGTCTTTAGTTAACTTTTTTTTCTCGTTATCCATTAGATAGTTTTTTTATGTTTTTAGATAATTGATTTAACCTTCTTGATAACTCATTTAATTGTTCTAATTTAGAATCCCAAAAATTATTACGTTTAATAACATTTTCAGTTTTTAATCTATTAGAATATTCAATGACTTGTTCTATTTCTTTAACACGTTTATTAACTTCACTTAAAGCACGTGTAATTTTACGTTCAGGGGAAACTTTATTAACACTTTCATTAAAACGTCTGTATGATATTTCGTTAAGTTGTTCTTCTTTATAAAGTTTATATTTTTTAGGTTTTGGATCAGATGGGAATTGTTTATAATCATATACTTTAGAATCAGAAGGCATTCCTTCTGGTGCTTTTTTAAATCCATCTTTAGTATATGAACTAATGTTAGCTTTTCCTGCTGCTAACGTTGGTGTTTTTTCATTTAATTTTCCTGGTTTTTTAAGGAAAAATTTACTGTTGTAAGCTTCCCCAGCACCAGTTGTACTAACGCCATCTTCAGACATTAATTTATCTACTGTTTCTTCTATGAATTTTTTTAAATCCTCTGGTCTCATGTTGATTTAATTTCATGTATTAATTCATGAAACTGTAATATATTCAATATATCATCATCTTTAGCCGATTCTGTTTTATCTAATGGGCGTATGATTGATATTAATTCAGTTAACTTAATCTGAGTTCTTTGATCTTGAACAAAAGATTGTAATGATGTTAATAAATCTTTAATATTATTTAATTCTTGATTAACAAACTCACGTAATGATACTGTATTAGTAATATTATTAATATATGTTTTTAATACGTTACGTTGTTCAGGTAGTAAATTAGAATATTTCTCGTTAAATTTCTCAATCATTATTTTAGAAATTAAAGCACGAGTTGCTTTATCTTGAGAAGCATATTCTTTTATTACTTGATCTTCTATTCTATCTTTATCTACATCTTGTTTAGTTAAAAACTCAAGTAAAGTAACTTTATTTACAATAATAAATGAAGGATCTATAAATTCTAAACTAGTTTGTGCTTCTAATAAATTAGAAACAGCAGCATATGCTTTATAATTGTGAATTTTAGCTTTAAAGAATTCCTCTAAATCATAATGTTGTTTAATTTCTTTAATTAAATTATATTTTTCTTTACGAAGAGCAGTACGGTTTAGACGTTCAGCTAATTTAACAGTAGAAGAGATAATACTCTCAGCTTTTACTTCATTTAATGATGTAGCTTTAGTTAATGCTTGATATATCTTATATTCTTTGACTAATTCTCCTTTAGAAAAATATTTTTTAACAATATTTACAGCAGCAGAGTCTTTATTGGACATAATATCCGATGTTATCTGTCTGGTTAAGAGTTCAAATAATATACCCGTATTTTTATATTTATTATGTTTTGGCTTCACGATGTTAATTTACTGGTTATAAATATATACCATTTTATATATCTTTAAGATTTGATTCATCTAATAATGAAGATTTATTGTTCTTCTTATCAAAAACATTAGATTTAGTAATCATTTCTTCAAGCATTTTCTTATTCTGTAAATAAATTGACTTAGTTGCTTCTAAAGCTAATGGTGATCCTCCTTTAGGTTCAGGTGCTCTACCTTTATCAGGTTGTAAATCTGTCGATTTTCCTAATGGGTCTTTACCTAACACACGTTTTTGTGTATTATAAACAGATGTTTTTTCTAAAGGTCTTCCTACTGGTTCTTTTTCATCATATGGTTCTGGTATTTCTATACCATCTCTGCCTTTACCATATAATGATGCTAAATCGTGAGGTGTTCCGTATGATTGACCACTAGTTACAGGATCATTTCCTTCGTTTTCTATTTGTGATAATCTAAATATTCGTTTTTTATCTTCTACTATTAGATCTCTCATATCATCATATTTGTCTTCACTCATATGGAATAAGTAATCATATATAAAGTCAGTAGGGAATAAACTTGTTTCTTGAATTTGTCTAGCTAAATCTACTTTTTCTTTCATTAATGCTACTCTTTCTTGATCGTAAACAATAGATGGAGTAGTTAATTCTAATTCAAAGTTTGTTAAATTTTCATCAGTATATCCTTGAGAATATAAATGAACTAGAGCAATTTTAGTTAATTCAGATACAACAATACGTTGAATACGCTCAATTGTACGAGCGAAACGAATATCTTGTTGTGCTAATGTAGATTTACCTTCAACGTCAGCTTCATACCCAATAAATGCTTTCGGCACTTTCATTGCAGCTAACATTTTATCTCTTAAATAAACAACATCATCAATAGCGTTGTATTCAAGTCCTGGTAATGTGTCTATCTTGGTTGATGTGTTTCCACCTTTGGTAGGTATGTAGAAATCTTCATTTACAGTCATCATGTTATAACGAAGATTGTATTCACCTGTTTTAGGATCAACATAAGGAGTACGTTGAGTTTGTCCTTTTAACTTTTCCATAAACGCAGGAATTTCATTTGGTGGAATGTTTCCAGTATCCACGTAATAAACTCTACGTTGTGGTGCTCTTAAAATACGGTGAATCAACATTGCGTCTTCCATTAACGCTAATTGTTTAAATATTTTACGAGCTGGTTCGATATATGATCTTCCGTATGGTAGGAAGTTATAGTCTCCTAATAATCTAAAATTAGCTATCTCATAGTTTTGGAACGTCATATCTTCTTTATCTGTTCCACCTAATACACCTGTATATGAAGCATTTGGTTCAACCCTAAATTGAACATAAGATGGGTTTTTAGGATCTAATCCTTCTTCTCTAAGTACATTATAAACGTTAAGAGGGATTACTTGATATACACCATATTTTTCAGCAATATGTAAATGTAGATAAAAGTCACCATACTTACACATTGAACGAACCCAACCCCAAAGGTTAAATTCGATATTTAAAACATCATAAAATAAATTATATAATATTCTTTGAATGTTTTCATCTGGTGATTTGATAGCTAGTACTTCTCCGGCTCCATTTTTAAGTGTAGATTCATCAGCTACAATATCTAATACAGAAGCAATAATTGGATCACCATCCATCACCTCATAATCATTATATAATTGAGGTCTTAATACTGTAAAATTAGAGTAAGGTGCATTACCAACATAAGTACCTAAACCACCCGTATAGATACGTTGGTATCTTTCTGGGTACATGTTTGTTTGTACTACACCAGATGTCTGGATGTGGTCGCTATCAATTACTTTAATTTGACTACCTCCAACGTTCCTGATAATTACGTCGTTTGAAAATAATCTTTTTAATCTACCAAATAAAGATGTGTCTATCATATGTATAAATATTTATCCTAACAGCCAAGTAATATCTTCGTGACCTCCTTGTTCTGTTTGAATTTTCCATGGGTTATTATTATTATATCCTCTAGCGCTATAAGGATTCATTAATCCTCTGTCTACTGATATTGCTCCTAGAGCAGCCCTGTCAAACTCTACGTTTGATTTTCTAAATCTTAAAGCTGTGTCTCTTAAATATAGACCCATACTGAAAGACATTACTAAATCATCATTATATCCTTCTTGTGCTTGTGCTTTACTATTTTTCCAAATAAATACTTTCATTTCTTCTAGTAATCGTTTTGAACGAATAATACATGCTTTTTCTTTAGTATACTCTCTAAATTTTTCAATCATTAGAGGGCGTGTTTTTATAGAGGTAGTGAAACCAGCTACTAAACTATCTATATTTTCATTACGTCTAGCCCATTGATCTGATGTATATGCTTCTGTTTTTGGTGAATAATATAAATTTTTATATCCTCTATCAATAGCTGTTTGTACTGTATCCCAACCTACGTTTGCGTTTTCAATTGCTAATAAAGCATCATTATATTCTGCTGCTAAACCAACTAATAAATGTCCATAATCACGAGTACCTATTTGTCCTTTATATTCAGCTACTTGCGTTGATGTTTCTAAATCAAATACATGACATGCTGAGTGGTCTTTTCCATCTCCTCTAGCAACGTCGGCAGTTACTAAATATGATTTATGATAATCTGGTTGTTCCCATATCCAAAGATTTCCATCTACTCCTCGTTTTTCTAGAGGTTCCATTAAATTAGCTTCAAACCAATCAATTACGTCAGATTCAAATACTGTGTCTCCAGATGTGCTAAAATCACAATCACATTCCTGTGCTGCCATTCTAATACCTAAGTCAGCATCTTGTAAATCTCTCCAACTTTGATCTCGTTCTGGGTGTACATTCCATTTTAATCTAATTGGAACGAATGAATTAGCTCCTGTTTCTGATTTTTGCCATGTTTGGTGGAACCAATTTCCAGTACCATTAGGTGTAGATAATGCAATACAACCTCCACCCGTTGCTAACGTTTGTTGAGCAGAAGCAAATATCTCGTGTATGTTATCAATGAACGCGGCCTCATCAATTATAAGTAAAGAAACGGCTTCTGAACGACCTGCATCCCCGGCTGCCGATACTGCTTTAACTTGAGAACCATTTGATAATTTAAGTAAGAGCTTGTTGTTCTCCAAGGGTTTTTCGGTTCCTTTTAACCATGAAGGTAAATTATCGTACATAAATCGTACTTTAGTTACCATGTTTTTAGCAGTTTCCTGTTTTGTAGCGATACAAAGTATATTTTTGTCTCTTTGAAATAACATCATCCATACAGAGAACCCAGCTACTAAAGTTGAGATACCTAACTGTCTAGATTTTAAAACTATACTATAATTATTTTTTTGAAATTGGTGTAATACACCGTCTTGAAATGGATATAAATTAAATGGTATTCTACCTCTTGTAGGATGTTGAATCATACAATATTTTTTCATAAAATGAGCAGGATCAGTAGCACATTTAATGTATTCCTGTCTAATTACTTCTTTTATGTTTTGATTTTGTTCACTCATATACTTAATTTATATATAAATATACAAAAGGCCTGATGTTATTCAGACCTTTATAATGTATGTTATTGTGTATTATTTTACTAATAGGTATGATGTAGTAAGTATACCGGCAAACGTTCCTACTTTCCATAGAAATGTTTTAGTCCTTTGTCCTTTTAATTCTTTATGTAATTGTTCTGAAAGTTCTTTTGATAATTGTAATTGATCTTTCTGAGTAGCAATGATAAATTGATTGTTTTTATCTTTACTTTCTAATAGAGAAATAATGGTATCTTTTTGAGTTTCTCTTGCTTCCAATTTAATAACTTTTTCTTGAGTAAGTTTTAATTCTTCAGCACAGCCATCCCCTTTAAGGATATCTTTTATAACTAATTTTGCTACAGGTACTTTAATTTGAACTTTTGTCGTATCTGTTTGTGAAAAACTGCTCAAGCTCGTTAGCAGTAAAACTATCAACACTATTAATTTTTTCATCTGTTTGTTGTTTAATTATAGATATATTATTATCTATATGATGGATTTCTTTAGTAATATTAACTACGTTATCTTTTACCGAATCAATTTTTACGTCAATTTTTTCATTAACGGCTTGTGCGGAATCTACTTTAGTTTGAAGAGCTTCAATTTTATTTTCATATCCTTTTACATCAGTTTTAATACTGTTTGTATTAAAGATATTATATAAACATAATAAAGCAATTATTATTAGTACTATGTCTTGTTTAGTCAGCTTCATTGTATTTTTTTAAAATAACTTTAACTAATTCTTTAACATCATCAGGATGTACTTTTATATAATTTCCTGTATTATCTATTAATGTAATGAAAATACCATCTTTACCTACTTCAATTTCATAAACACCAGATCCTACATTAGCATTTATTTCGTATATGCTATTATAATCTTTAAAAGTAGGATCTTTATCATCAATATCTTCTACATCTTCAATAATTGTATTATCGTCATCATCCATAAAATCTTCTTCGTCTATTGATCCTTCATCTGATGGTTTATCATCTGCTAGTTCTAAGGCTATACTTTGTAAGGCACGTGTAGAATATTTAGCAGCTTCTTGAGGTGTAAGACCGGCAAAATTAATTAATTCAGAGCGAGTCATTTTCCCAATTCGGTCCATAGTATATTCTTCTTCTAAATTAACAGATTGCTTTTGTTTCAAAGCATTATTTACTTTAGTTTTTTCTGTTGGAGGTAAAGCATTATATGCTGGGTCTTTCATTGCTGCTGGAAGTGCATTTGGTCCAGCATATAGGGTTTCGCGTACTTTGGCTCGTATAGTTTCTTTTAATTCACTTACTTTCATATTTTATATATAAATGTTGATTTAATATAAATATTAAGTAGGAATTACTTCTAGTATTTGTTTTATACGTTCTTCTGTTGCGCCTGATATGGTGTATATGTTTTTTATTCTATGTGAATAATTTTTAATAATATGTTTAATTGTAAAATCAATTAAGTCTCTATATTCAGCATTAGTTTCACGTACTCCATTATCTTCTATTTCTATTCCATCTGGAGATACGTAGAATATGTAGTCGTATTCATTGATAAAGTTGCGAGCATATTCTTCAAATGAAGTTTTATTACCTTGTTTAATCGATTTAGAAGCATTTGTAAATGCCATTACATCAATAACTGTTCTATCAGTAATTAATTTATCTCTCATTAATTCAGAAACACGTTCAGCTAAGAACATTGTTTGACCTTTTAATGTTGAATCGGTATTTAAAGGAATACCTAAATCTCTTAAATATTTACTACGTTCAGTAGCAAAATGATAATCTTTAAATTGTGGTAATTCAGCTAAAGCATTAACTAATGTTGTTTTACCTACAGATACAGTACCTACTAATCCTATTTTCATATTATTTAAAGCTATTTTTAAACAATGGGTTTTTTGCTGGTGGTAATCCAGTATGATTACGTTTTAATTCTTTAATTACCTCAGGTGTGTTGCCTTGATAAATTCCCCAAAAATAATATTCTTTTTTTCCATCAGGTTTAATTAAAGCAGGACCATCTGTATTATGCAACACCCATTCTTCTTTATACGCATTAGGATCGTTCTTGTCGTTTACGCCCTCTCTTAACTTTCTCGTTTTCGACAGGTACATTATCTGTCCCTCTGGTGTTTTTAATTTTCTTTCCATTTGTTTGTTCGTTTTTTGTTTTAATTTCTACTGCTATAGGACCGTAAGTAGAAATATCTAAATCGTATGTCCATGTAGTTATACTTTCATTATCATTATATACACGAGTATATTTGTTTGGGTTTTCTGGAGGTATAGGTTTAATTGTTTTGGGTCTTGCCATTTATTAAATGTACGAAAAATTATTTAGATTTCAAAATATCTTCTGCTACATAAATACCTTGTGCACCACTTACTGTTATACCTCTAGCGGAAAGTGCATCACCAACAAAATGTACGTCAGGATACTTGGTCAGGGCTAAGTTGGTATAATCAACAAGTGGCTCAGGTGATAGATATTTTACTTCAGGAATATAAATTCCCCAATCGTCTTTTAATGTTGGAAATACTTTTTTCATATCTTCAATAAAATCTTCAATATAATCAAAATATCCTTCAAATGTTCTTCTAACGTCCATCATATCAGTATCTGTTATTTGATGTGCTTCTACATGTCCTCCTTCTGAAGTATATGATACTTGGCGAGTTGGAGAGTAATATAAACCTTTACCATTTATTGATTGACATTGTTTTACTACATTTCTTGACCATTCAAATGGGTTTTCAATACCATTTAACTCCATAATAATACCAAAGTTAGTCATATCGTTTCTATACTTTTCATCTTTCTTAGCATGACCATTGTAAGTATAGTTTCCGTATGTTTCTTCTACTGCAACATAAGCAGCATTATTGTTAGTACAAAATGAACGTAATGATACTCCTTTATTATCAAATTTTCTATATAACTTAAAGTCATATGAAATATCAATTAAGTTTTGGAAGTGATGTTGTGGTGCTTCAAATCTAACACCAATTTGTACTGATTTAGGTTCAGTTGGTAGATCATATTCTTCGGCTAAAGATTTACCAAAGTCAATACCTGATTTACCTACGGCAAATATAAGTTCATCATATCTATATTCTAGTTCATGATTTTCTTTGTCTAAAAATTTACCTAATACTCTTTTATTTTCAAAATCAATAGCATAAACTTTAGCTTCCCATTTAAAACAAACACCTTTATCAACTAAATACGAGTACCAATTTTTAGCAATTTCTAATAAGTAATCAGTTCCAACATGCCATACAGGAAATAATCTTAAACCAAAATGAGGTTTAATAAAGTCAGGTTCAGCATCAGGATTTGAACATTGTACTTCTTCTGGTTTAGGATGAAAACGTTTAAAGTTAGTTATAACTTGATCCATTAATTCCATAGCCTTATCTTCACCACAATATTTAGATAATTGACCTCCAATAGCTGTGTGGTAAGTTAATTTACCATCAGACCAACCACCAGCACCTAACATACCAGTCATTACTTCACTTGGTAATCTTTTATATGGATCTTTAC